TTAGTCGAAAATTTGGCATATTTGGGTGCGAGCATTTTCTCTCATTTCATCCGAGTAGTGGATGTACGTTTTTATAACAGTATTTACTGTATCGCCTAACAAAGACGCAACTGTTTTAATGTCTACGCCGTTTGCTAGTAGTTTAGTTGCGTATGTGTGCCTAAAATCATGAGTCGTATGTTTGTTAATGTGGCGTTTTGTATATTCGTGTACAAGGGTAGGTGAATATATAGGAATAAGCCTATCGGTAGTACAACGTGCTTTATACTCCAACAAAACATCTGACAATGATGGCGGTATAGGGATTGTACGATAACTATTTTTTGTTTTTAGTGGTCCGAGTCCGTGCGTTCTATTTTCATTCAAACGTACCCATTGCTTATTAATGGTGATTGTCAGATTATCGAAATTGATGTTATCCCATGTTAAGCCTAACAACTCACCAACACGCATGCCAGTATAATGCAATATTTTTACTGCTATAAAATAGTGTGAGGATGCATCTGCTGATTTGAAGTAATCAGATAATTCTTGATCCGATATAATTCTAATTCTTTTTCTTTTTCTTGCGTCTTTTTTTAAATTAATGACAACAGGATTATTCACCATTAAATTATACCGCTTTATTGCGTGCGTAAACATCGTTTTAAGCATAGAGAATACATAATGCTTAGTGCTTTCCGACAGAGGCATCTCAGAGGCGATTTTATGGATTATTTGGGGTGTTATAGATTGCAACTTCATATCATGGATCTGGTGTAGATGTTTTACATTATTATCATATGCCAATAACGTATTTACTCGTAGATTATTTTTTACATCGTGAAAGTATAGGCGAGCAAATTCGATGAACGTTATATCTGAAAATTCTTGACTATTAATGAACAGCAATTTTTCTTTGATGTCTTTCACTATCACATCGCCGTAATCTTTGGCTTGCCGTTTGGTAGCGAATCCTTGCTTGCTTTTTTGTCGCCATTTGCCGTATCTATCTTTGTAGCTAACGATAACTTGCCACCCTTTATCCTTTTGTCGTGTTGATATAGAATAACTAGCCATGATTGCTCCTTTCAGTTGAATTATATAAAACGTATGTTCTTGATTAGATGTAAAAATATGCCCCCTCAGTTAAGAGGGGGATTTTTTTATTGTAAAGAATTTTTAATCAATTTCAAATCTTGGTGTAGTTGCATAGAACGTTGTAATTCTTGTAATGTTTCTGCTGGCACATGGTAGTCATATTTATATTTTTCACCTTGGTAGCGAATGATAGGATTTGTGCCTTCTAATAGCAATTTAATACCATCATAGGCTTTATCGTATGGGATATCCAACGTTTCATATTTACCACCCATTACGATTTGAGTATTTTTTCCATCTCCGCTTTGTCCAGCAAAAGTATTAAGTTTCAATTCCCATTTACCTTGATCTGTGGAGAATATCACTTTATCCCAAAATACCCAGTCGATACCATTATCAAAGTGAACAAATTTTAAATGTTGACTAACTTTTTTATCGCCATCAACTTTAGCAGTCCAATATACATTGCTCATAGGAGGATATTTGTCAGTGCCCCATGATTTATACCATGTCACTTTTTCAACTTCATCTACACTTTGTGGTGTAGCTTGTAAAATTGCTAGTGCGTCATTTTTTGCTTGTTCTTTTTGCTCAGCGGTTACAGTAACGGCAGTATTAGAATTGTTTGCAGAGTCAGAATCCATCTTGCCAGGGTTAATAACAATTAATAAGACAATCATTAGAATAAAGCCACCAACAGAGTAACCAACCACTTTGCCACGTGTTGGATTTTCAATAGATTTTGGTAATGCCCTCTTAGGAGAAATCATACCAATAATAAACATTAGGATGAACCCGATCATCCCTAAACCGAGTAATACACCAATAAATGTGCCCATACTTCTACCTCCTACAAATCTCTTCGAACCTCTACTGCCTTACCCATAATCCTAACTGGTAAGGTCGCTATATCGTGATTGCTATAGAACATTCTAGGGAATGCCCTCACATTATCACCTACAATATCTATACCATCCGAGCGGTGGTATATGCGTTTGATGGTCGCCTCATTGCCTGCAATAGAAACGGCTGCGATTTCTCCATCTTCAACATCAGGTTGTTGCCTAATCACAACAATATCACTATCAAATAGGGTAGGCTCCATTGAGTCACCTTTGATACGTAGTGCGAAATATTCACCACGCATGGCTAGTGATTGCGAAATCTCTATCCATTCATCATAATCTGTGACTGCTGTATTTGGAATGCCAGCAACGATAGAACCTAATACAGGAATGCGAACACCGCCAGTAAGCGGAATAGCATAGTTTATTTCAGATTTTGTATCATTAGGGATTTCCTCCCTGCCGAGTAGGTAATCTGTAGTAACGTTGAATAACTTTGCTATCTGAGTAAGCATTGTCGATGTTGGGACACGTTTATTCGTCTCCCATTGAGACACTGCATTTCTAGTGATGTTTAACTTTAACCCTAATTCATAGCCAGTCATATTGTGGCCAAGCCTTAATTCTTTTATACGTTGACCTATTGTACTCATAATAGTTACTCCTTATACCAATATAGTAACAAATAGTTTACATTTAAAAAAGTTACAAAATGTTAACAAAAAATGCTTGACGTAACATAAAGATTACTTTATAATGTAATCATAAGGTAACAAAAAGATTACAAGGAGGTGAACATGACTAAGATTACAGAACTAAGAAAAAAATATAACGTCACACAAGAGCAAATTGCTAAAGTGATAGGAATCTCAAGAGTTAACTATAACATGAAAGAAAATGGAAAGAGGGCGTTTAAACAAAAAGAGATGATGAAAATATACCAATATTTCAATAAAAAAGATAAACGAATTAACATGCAAGATATTTTTTTAGCTTAAAAGTTAACAAAAAGATTACAAAATAAGGAGCAGAAATATGGCACTGATTGGATTAACTAAAGAACAAAATGAAGAATTGAGAAGAATGTACATCAAGTCTATGGAGAAAGTGGACAGGCTTGCACATATGGCAAGTATTAATACCGATGCTGAACCACAACTAAAGGAATTAGGACTTATTGCTTTCACTCAAGCACGAACATTTTTAGAGTTAGGGGATTTTGAAAGAGATCCAAGATTACCAAATAAGGAGCAGAAATATGACAAAATTAGTTAAATTCAATGAAAGACGAGTTGTAGATGGATTCACATTTCAAAAAGGATGGTGGGGAGAGTTCTCCCCTACTGGTGAACTAGTAACAGCATATGCGTATCCAAGAGTTGAGGTAAATCATTCCGATTGGTCGTATTCTTGGAAGTTCGCAAAAATCTTCTATCCAATGGATGGTGGATTCGTTGGAGATTTGGAACTTGGGTATAAACTCCCTGCTGAGGTAATGGGCGATTTTGATGTAGTAGCAGAGCAAGACATGCTAGAGCAAAAACAAGTATTCTTTGAGATTTATGGAGAATAATATGGAGAAAAGAACATATACGGTGGAGGAAGTGATGGGTATGCTCCATTGTTCCAAAAGTACTTTGATGAATTACAAATATAGGGGTGTGCTGGTACCAATTAAAGGTGTAAAGCCTATGGTATACAGTGCAAAGAACGTACAGGCTTTCATTGATGGGGGTGAAGAGTTCACCCCTTGGGAGTTTGAAAATTTAAAACGTGAGAACGAAAGGCTTAAAGAAGAAAATCGCAGACTAAAAGCAAAGTTCTTTAAAGTACAAAATGTTATCACGGTCGAGGCAGGGGATTTACTAGAACAGCTTGCCTACTAACAACAGTATATAGAAATCAAGAGGTGATTGAAATGAACGGAAGTACAAACAAGCCACGGAGCGAGTTTGAAAGTTCGCTAAGGGGCATAATTCTAACGCAAGACCAATTCGCAGAACGATTATGTATTAGCAAGAGGGCATTTCTGAAATATCTATATGGTGAGTTATATCCACCATGTGATGTGATAGCAAAAGCTGTAGAAGAGTTTGACGTACATTCTATGGTGCTATATCACCTAACCAATCAATGCCCTATAGCAAGGGTGTATATGAATAAATTAAAGGAGGTTATGAAGTGAAAAAACGTAAAATCGTAAAAAAAAGAACTCATATCCGATGGGATAGGGTTATAGCCGTGGCGATGATTCCAGTAGTGCTAGCAGGTATATATTTTGCAGTAGCACAAGAACCAATTCAATATGAAGATACAACTGTGGTAGTCAAAGAGGGTGATACCCTATGGGGTATTGCCAAGGACGCTGTAGGCGAGGAAGTAGACGTGCGAGATGTAATTCGCCACATGATTTTAAACAATAATTTAAAGGATGGGGTTATTCATCCAGGTATGACACTGAAAGTAAAGGCGGTGAAACATTGAAAGGAAAACACAAATATGTGGCTAATGTGATTGCTTGCGTACCTATGATGATTAAAGTGAGGGCAGATGATACAGAAGAGGCAATAGAAAAGATTAGGGCGAAAGTACATAAGAAGTTAGATATGGAAATTGACAAGATAGCGTTTAGAACATTAGGCAAATTAGATTAGCACTGAAAGGGGGTGAGTATATGAAACGATATATAGTAGAGGGTTCTATAAAAATACCGTTCAATATTGTTGTAACAGGCAATGATGATGAAGAAGTATGGGACAACATAGTTGAAAGGCTTGATAGTTTATACAATTGTGAAACATCAGAATATACAGTTGATTTTATTACAAGGGAATAAAAAAAGCCCTCAAAACTGAGGGCTACCGCTCCTAAATAAGGAGCAGAAATATGAACTACGTTCATTATAGCACATATTAAGTAATTACACTAGGGAGGAAGTACATGAAGTTATACGAATTAGCAGAAAATTACAAGGAAGTTGCCACAATGATGGAGCAGGTCGAGATGGGGTCGGAGGATTGGCAAATGATCCAAGACACATTAGAGGCCATTGATGGTGAGTTCGATGTAAAAGTACAGAATATCTGTGCATTAGTAAAAGAATACAAGTACAACGTGGAAATGGTCAAAGCTGAAAAGAAACGGCTTGATGAAGTGGCACGAGGCTATGACAATAAGGCTCAATGGTTGGAATCATATTTACAAGACCAGTTAGCTAAAACGGGCAACCTCAAAAGTACTATGCTATATGGTCCACACAAATTGACATACCGCAAGGGTGTATCTACTGAGGTAACAGATGTAAACGCATTACCTATTGAGTTCTTGAAAACAAAGGTAGAGGCTGACAAAACAGCCATCAAAAAAGCATTACAAGAGGGTATCGAAGTAACTGGTGCAAGACTGGTTGATACAACATCGCTCAAGGTAACAATCGGAAAGGATGAGAAATAGATGGGAACAACAAGTATCTATAGTGCATTGAATTACATTCAGTCGAATTTGAAAGCCCCAAAAGGGCAATTCAATTCATTTGGTAAATACCATTACCGTAGTTGCGAGGACATCTTGGAGGGGGTCAAACCTCATTTGAAAGAAACTAATACATGCCTTGTGATTAGTGATGAGATTGTGACAATAGGAGACCATAATTATATCAAGGCAACAGCTACGTTGTACGGTGCTGACGGTGGTGCGGTGGCCAATAGTGCCTTTGCGAAAGAGCCTTTGGACAAAAAGGGAATGGATCCATCACAAATAACAGGGGCTACATCCTCATATGCAAGAAAATACGCATTGAATGGGTTATTCTGCATAGATGATAACAAAGACGCAGATACAGATGAATACGTTGCTAAAACAACGCAAACAAAATCTAAAACTCAAGCACCTAAAACAAATAGCGTGAAGGAAAAGGAAGCTAAGCAAGGGTATTTACAGAAGATTACTCAACAGATGGGTATTAAGCAAATCAACCCTAAATTAATATCGGAATACATCAACAAGACTTTTAAAAAGAAAACTTCTAATGAGTTAACTGAGGATGAATTGAAAGCCTTATATGATTGGGTCGTAGCGTATGAAGTGGCAAGTTGATTGCTTGCAGATTGTCAAAACTCCAGTGGGTGCCATGTTGATGGTACCCGCAGGGGTTGAGGTATTAAACCAAATACAGCAGGACAAGAAATACAATATAGAACTCAAGCTACATCGAGAAAGACGGTCATTGACTGCTAATAGCTATTGTTGGGTGTTATGCCAAAAGATAGCTGAGGAATTATCTAAAAATGGCACATATACGAGCCGTGAGGACGTATATAGGCAAGCAATAAAGGGTAGCTATGCTTTTACACCTATGCCAATCAAGGCGGAGGCTGTAGAGAGATTTACCGAAATATGGGAATCTAACGGGATAGGGTGGATTGTTGAGGATGTAGGAAATAGTAAATTAAATGGATACAAAGTAGTACATGCCTATTATGGTAGTAGTACATATGACATTGAAGAAATGGCAAGGCTTATTGATTGCTTAGTATCTGAGGCTACTGCATTAGGAATAGAAACAAAGACAAAGGAAGAGGTAGAAAGCCTATTAGAAGATTGGGAGGCGATGGATGAATAAGAGCAAGGCGGATGACGAACGATTATATAAAAGAACGAGGAAATGGGCGATAGAACGAGATGAGGGGCTATGCGTATTATGTAAAGCACCTGCTACGGAAGTACATCATATATTGTTTAGATCTAGGGGCGGTGACAGTCGCTTATCTAATCTAGTTTGCCTATGTAGAGAATGCCACAACATGGCACATGGTAGTTATCATGAGGAAGTATATAAAACACTAAAGGAGCGAATCAAATGAAACGAGACCAATTAATTAAATTCATGATTGCACAACGGATTAAAATGTATGAATCTGCACAAGCATTTGGATTTGAAGTCAAAGTGAAAGAATTACAAGCTGTAATTGAAATGATTGATGGGTTGGCGAAATTGGAGGAAGAGGATGATATGCGAGAAACTGCATTCCATAAATTCATGGAGATGTTATTGAACAGCAAAGATAACGAAGATACAGAAGAATAAATAGGAAGCCATATGAAGTATTTAAACGAGCTCAATTCATTCCACGAATGGCTACAGTATAATCCAGATGTTTCTTATTCAGCCCGATTGCTTTGGTACGCATTAATGCACTATAACAACAAATGTGGATGGAAACAAGAATTTAATGTCGCCAGTTCAAGCCTTGAATTAGATACTGGATTGTCTAAGCAATCCATAATCAAAGCTAGAAATGTACTTAAACAATATGGACGTATTGATTTTAAAACTAGAGCAGGAAGACAATCAACCATTTATGAAATAATACCTTTTGCGTTCCCCACAGGTACGCAAGAGTATACGCAAGAGTATACGCAAGAGTATACGCAAGAGTATACACAAGAGTATACACAAGGGTATACGCAAGGTGATACCATACATAGACTAGATAAGACTAGACTATTATCTACTAATACTAACGTATTAGTAGAGGGGGAATCACCACCTGCGAAAGAAAAGAAGAAAGCAACAAGAAAGGTATTTGTGAAACCTACTCCGTCAGAAATACAAACCTACGTTGATGAACATAATCTGCAAGTAGATGTAGAACGTTTCTTTGATTACTACGAGGGTAATGGGTGGAAAGTCGGAAAGAACCCGATGAAAGATTGGAAAGCTACTGCGAGGAATTGGAGCAGAAACAGCTTTGACAAAGGGGGTGGATCCAATAAACGTACAAGCACTGATGGAGCGATTGAACCTAAGCAAGATGAATATGCCGACCTCTATCTATGATGAGTTAGAACTCAGAGCCTACCTACAAGATGACAAAGTGGAGTTAGTAGAGGGAGCAACTGATAGACCTCTATTTGATATAAGGGCAAATCAGTATATCGAAAGCAAGCGAATGTGTAAAAAATGCACTGGAGGGCAAGGCTGTAGAACTAAAGGCATAATGACACGCATGCATGATGATGGCGAATTATATGTGCTGAAATGTGGCTTATATGGGGTGTGGCGGAATCAAAAGGATCTAGAGAAAGTGACATTACGGGCAAACATTCCTACATCTTATGCAGAAACCACACTAGAAAACTACGAAAAACGCACCATAGAGAGTGAGAAAGCACATGCTTATATGATTACACTAGCCAATAATGAAAGCACGCAAGGAGCGTACATATTCGGTGCTAGTGGATTAGGCAAAACACATCTTGCCATTGGATTGCTCAAGAAAAGGATGGAGCGAGGGCGAACAGGCTTATTCGTGGTAGTGCCTGAATTAATGGAAAGCCTGCGTAGATGTCTACGAGAGGGTGGCGATGATTTTGAGATACTGCAAGCACTGTACAACGTAGATTGCTTAGTATTGGATGATCTAGGGGCAGAGAAAGCCACCGAATGGGTAGCAGAACGGTTGTACCTCGTTATCAATCAACGGTATTTGAGTAACAGCATGACAATCATAACTAGCAATTGTACTTTGCAAGAAGTAAAGGAACGGCTAGGGGAACAAGGAAAGCGAATTACATCACGTGTGCTTGAGATGTGTAAAATCATTCAGCTAAAAGGTGAAGATTACAGAAGAATGAAAGCGAAAGGAGAAAGGTAATGAGTGACAACGTAAAGAATCCATCCTATTACAACCGAGGGAAAATTGAGGTGTGGGAATTTATCGAAGACCAAGGATTGGATTACCATACAGGGAATGCGGTCAAGTATATTGCGAGAGCAGGATTCAAAGACCCATCGAAAGAGGTCGAGGATTTGCAAAAGGCAATCGCATTCTTGGAGCGGAAGATTAAAGTGTTGAATGGTACGAATGATATAAACACTGAAATTATAATGTTTAAAGATTATGCGGAAAGCTTAACATTAAATCAATATAACTTTTTGGAAGAACAATGTAATCATTGTGTAAATAGGTTAAGCATATTCATTGATGAATACAAAAAAGAAGCAACAAGGCATTTTGAAAGACAGTGTATTAAATGGTTCTATTCACTTTTGATATATTCGAATTTGATAAAAGATGAACGAATCGAACAAAAAAAGAGTGACATCTATAAAAAAATGGTAGATGTTGGTATTTTTTAGGATTGATAAAAGGAGCAGAGATATGGCGAAGAAAATAACATGCGTAGATTGTGGCAAACAATTCTTACCAAAGTACAACCACATTGAACGGTGTGAGGAATGTGAACGGATTCACCGTAAACAGAATTTGACGATTGGGCAAGTATTGATTTTGCAAGGAATGGAGAAGAAAATTGAGGAACAGAGAGTACAAGATGGATATTACCAATATACGCATACATGTGTAGTGTGTGGGAAGAAATTCGGGAATAATCGAAGTAACTCAACCACATGTAGTGATAAATGTAGGAGAAAGAACAAATATGCTAAAGCGGTGGCAAAGAAACAAACACAGAGCATGCAGGCTCATGCATAAGAAATTCGATAGCAAGTACTGGAGGCGAATCAGTGAACACAGAACGTAAAATCAAGACAGAATTATATTGCGATAACTTTCAAAACTACAAACGGTATGGGATTCCAAAAGCACAGTTAGTAATTGCAGATATTCCCTATAATTTAGGTGATAATGCGTATGCGAGTAATCCGATGTGGTATAACGGCGGAGATAATAAAAATGGCGAAAGTAAATTAGCAGGCAAGGCATTTTTCAATACTGACCACAATTTCAATATTGCCGAGTACTTCCATTTCTGCAATCGGTTGTTGAAGAAAGAGCCGAAAGAAAGAAAAAAAGCACCTTGTATGATTGTATTTTGTAGCTTTCAACAGATTCCGATGATTATTGAATATGCCAAAAAACAAGGATTTAAAAACTACATTCCGTTATTCTTCATCAAAAATTATTCATCGCAAGTATTAAAGGCTAACATGCGACCAGTAGGGGCGACAGAATATGCATTGATACTCTACCGTGACAAATTGCCGAAGTTTAATAACAACAAGAAAATGATATTTGATTGGATGGAATGGAAACGAGATAAGAAGAAAGACGTGCCAAAAGTACACCCTACTCAAAAGCCTACAAATGTAATTAAGCGATTGATTGAGTTATTTACAGACGAGGGCGATGTAGTTATAGATCCAGTAGCAGGGAGTGGGGTTACACTCCGATGTGCTAGAGAATTAGGGCGTAGCAGTTATGGGTTTGAAGTTTCCAAGGAATTTTACAATAAAGCAGTCAATGAGATGTTAGCCGTTAATGAGTGGCAAGAACCGTTGTTTTAAGGAGTGGAACAATGCGAAATGACATAGTACAGGAGCATGACCGAATCATTGGTGAATGTGTAACCGAGTTGAATGACATGTTATACGAAGTGCATAAATATATTCCTAAGACGATTAAGGAATTGGACATCGAAGAGGCGAAAGAATGGGCGAAAGAGAATGATGAAGAAGAAATACCACCAATAGTGTATTCGGATTTAGTGGAAGAATCTATAACAGCAAATTTACAGTTAGCAAGCCAAATCATCTTTTATATTCAAAGTACACAATATGCTTGGGGTCACAAGAAAACAGTGAGACGGCTAATGCTTGTTGAAAGTTTATTGACATGTTGTATTAATCAGTTGGATCACAATGTGGATATTGAACCGTGTTCAAGAGTGTTTCTAATGCAGTTGAAGTATGTGCGTGAGATGGTAAGGCATCATATTAATAATTTATGGGGGTGATAATGTGAAAGTAACATCCACCATGCTATTAAAATGGGCAGGATTACAGAAAAAATTATTATTCGATTGCACGGGAAGATGGGCAGGATATTTAAGAAGTAAATGGCCTAAAAAACGAATTGTCGGAATAGATAAGGCGGTTGATTTGGTTGTGATGGGATTAATTAGAAAGAATAAAGGAAAGTGATGATATGGATGAAATAGAACCGCTTAATCGTTATAACGGCAATAAATTACTATATTTAGCAAAAACAATTCATAGAATTTATGATTATGTAGATTTTTTCAAAGAGCCAAAAGCAAGGCGTGTTGGTGTTGTTAAGGCGTATAAATTAATGGTTAGAGGGTTTCAAATAAAGATCAGTTAAACAATAAGGAGGTAAAATGCGGTTAAAAAAATGGGAAGTAGATGAATTAAGCAAAAGTGCAGCATATGTAATGAAACAAGCATATGAAATGGCATTAATGTATGGTTATGTTGATATGCCAATGAAAGGAAAAACATATGCGGTTTATAAAATTTGTAGAGAAATTTATGAGGCAATTCCCACGAGTTATTGTGAAGTTGATTGTTATGACATGATGAAATATAATTCTTTGCGATTAATATTAGGTAGTATGTGTAATGATAAAGAACAATATTATGCAGAAGTGTTGAATGCTTGCAAATATTCGGATGAAATGTGGGTTGCATTTGATAAAATGAAATACATTTTAGATAATTTTGAAACGGAACTATTTGAGGAGTGGGAGTAACTATGAAAATAAAAATTAAAAAAACACATCCAAACGGAAAGATTCCAACATATGCAACAGATGGATCTGGTGCATTCGATTTCTACAGTGCAGAAGATGTATTTATTTCAGAAACGGAAGTGCGTGCTATCAATTTAGGGGTAGCAATGGAGATACCACAAGGGCATGTAATGTTGTTATTCCCACGTTCTAGCATTGGCAAAAAAACATGGTTAAGAATGGCAAATAGTGTAGGGGTCATAGATAGTGACTATCGAGGTACAATTCACGCATTATATGAAAATGTACTTGGTGGCGATACTATTTTAATTGGACAAAGAATAGCACAAGGAATTATCGTACCTGTTCCGAAAGTGGAATTTGAAGAGGTAGAAGAATTATCTACTACTGAACGTGGCGAGGGTGGATTCGGTAGTACTGGAGTATAGATATGACAGAGTATGAAATAGAAGAATTGAAAGCGGAAGCCTTAGATTTAATCATGACCATGGCATATTGGACAGGCAACAACGATGAAGAGTTTTGGGAGATAAAGTATAAGACATTACCATTACTCAAACAGTTAAAGCCTGTACTCAATAAGGATGAGTTTGAAGAATTATACGACATGTACGAGCAAGCGATTATTTGGGTGGACGTATGAATATGATTGTCATTAGATGTGATTTTGTATATCTGAACGATTATATAGACAGCGAACGCACAAACAGAATAATTGCCTCTAGCATTAAGAAGAAATTAACGAATATAGTCATAAAACAGTGCTTATATGCTAACTGTAATAAACCAAAACGCAAGGTAGATATGACGTTTAGATGGCATGTAAAAGGCAGGCACGACAGCGACAATATAGCGTTTGCCAAAAAATACGTATTAGATGGCATGGTGAAAGCTGGAGTGTTAGAAAATGATAATCCTAAATGGGTTAGGCATTTAAAAGATTACATCTATCATGATGTAAAGAAACCAAATTTAGATTATGTAGAAGTATCATGGGAGGAAACAGACGATGAATAGTGTTCAATTAATGGGTCATTTAGCAAAAGATGTTGAGTTACGATATACGGCTAATGGTAAGCAGGTAGCAACGTTTACAGTGGCTGCCACAAATACATACAAAGAACAGAATGGCGAGGCGAAAGAGTTTACGGCATTTGTAAATTGTGTAGCATGGGGACAGCAAGCAGAATATTTCAGCCAATTCCAAAAGGGCGATAGGGTATTTGTTCAAGGTAGATTACAAACACGGTCATATGAGGCACAGGATGGCTCAAAACGATATGTTACTGAGGTGGTAGCAGATTTCTGTACAGGTTATGCAAAAGCACCACAGCCACAGGGGCAAGGCAATTTTGATATGATGGCCAATACTGAACCACGAGAGGAATTGCCATTTTAATAATTAGAAGATATGACAAAACCACCCTATCAAATGATGGGGTGGTATTCGTGCGTGTTAAGGTAAAGGGGATGTACATGGAATTAAGCAAAAAAGAACAACGAGAATGGGCAAAGGCAGAATTAGGTAAATTGTGGGAGATACGAGAGGAAGGCAAATGGGCGAGTTATCAGATTAAAAAATTAGAACGAGAGATGGGACCGAAAGAACTAAATGGATCTAGCCTAAGCGGAGAGGGTGGTGGAGGATTCCAAGCACCGACAATAGAACAACTAAATAAATTACAGGAATTATACGACCAATTAGAAGAGTATAAACAAAGGTCGATAGAATTAGAGTTGCAGACATTGCGAATCATTGATAAAATTGATGACGGTATATTAAGAGTGATATTGAAACGAGTATACATTAGCGGGCAACGATTGAGACATATGTATAAAAGCATAACGAAATCGTATGATACTGTTAAGCAGTGGCATTCTGAGGCGTTGGTTCAATTTTATGTGAAATCTCATGAAATTTCCCCCACAAATACACCTAAATACACCTAAATACACCTAAATACACCTATTGACTGTGATATAATATAAAATGTGATAAGTGGGAACAGTTGGAACTCATAAATTACATTTCCTTTCAGTAAAATATATATCCAATCGAAAGTAGCATTATCCATTAGCTGGGATAGTGCTATTTTTGTACCTTTTTTCTATTATTTATCTTTACGTTTTAATCATAAAGTGGTATAATATAAGTATAGAAAGGAGGTGAAGACGTGAAAGAGTTTTATGATTCATTGTTTGAAATAGTTTCATTCATTGCTAATATGATTGCAGTAATAACTGGAGCATATCAAGGATACAAGAAATTAAATCAAATTTTGAAAAATAAAAAACCCTCTAAAAGGAATCAACGGCGAAAACGTAAATAACCTATAGAGGGTATACAGAGGGGGAGCAATCCCCCAATGTATCTCAATTGTATCACGTCAAACATGATGAAAACAAGAACACAAAAACTATTGTGGGTGTTAGCAATCGTTGCATTTGTATCTAACTTCTATGAGGGCATCAGTTGGAGTTCATGGATTAATGGGGCACTTATTGGTTATCTTTATAGAATTTGGTTAGGTGATAAGAATGCCTAGAGGTGGAGCACGAGAAGGTGCAGGTCGCAAGGTCGGATGGCGTAAAGGGTATAGCGAGGCTAGACAAGGCCACCAATTACGACTACATGAAGATGAGTGGCAAGTAGTGAAAGCCTTTTCTGCATTGGTAAAGAAAGATATAGACAAGGCAAGGCAAAAGCTAGAAGAGTTACAAGAAGAAATGAAATAATGTACAAGGACGCTTAGAAATGGGCGTCCTTTTGTATTGCGTGAAAGGTGGTGAGGGTTTGACAAAAATAGCATGTTGCAAGAAACAATGCTTGAACAATAAGCATGGCGTATGTACTGCTAGGGACATCGCATATGATGGTCGTTGTCAGACTTTCACAACGCCTAATGATAGCATGCGTGCAGATGTGCATATGGTACACCGTGTGCATGGAAAGATTAAATCGAAGAAAGGGCAGATATTACGATGAATATTGTAGAGTTAAGCATTCATGATCTAGTGCCGTATGAGAACAATCCACGGAATAATATTGAGGCTGTGGAGTATGTGGCTAATAGTATTGAAAAGTTCGGATTTAAAGTGCCAATCGTGGTAGATGCAAATAATGTGATTGTCGCAGGGCATACACGATATATGGCAAGCAAAAAGTTAGGACTGGAGACAGTGCCATGTATTGTGGCAGACGATTTGACGGAAGAACAAATAAAAGCATTCCGTTTGGCTGACAATAAAGTTGGTGAAATTGCTACATGGGACTTAAATAAACTACAACTTGAATTAGATTTTTTAGATTTTAATATGGAAGAGTTTGGTTTTATTAGTACTATGGAAGAGCCTGATATCACAGACTTTTTAGAAGACCATGAAAGTAAAACGAAAGAACCTAATACTGTTGTTTGCCCTGAGTGTGGTCATGCGTTTACGGTGAAATAATGAAAGTATTTTTAGCGAACGTCGAGCCTGATTTTATTATAGAAGAAAGCAAACCTAAATATTATCTTGAAAGCTATTACTACTTAAAGAAACCTATTCAACTTCAATTAATGAAAGAGGTTGATATGTTCCTGTTGGATAGTGGTGCTTTTACTTTTATAAATGCAAAAAAACACAAAGCATTTAATGTTGATGAGTATCTAAATAATTACATAGACTTCATAAATAAATATAATGTTCAATACTTCTTTGAACTAGATACGGATAGCATACACGGTATAGACAAAGTTCTTGAAATGAGAAAAAAACTAGAGGCTGGTACTGGAAAGCGTTGTATACCAGTATGGCACAAATCAAGAGGAATTAATTGCTTTAAGAAATTGTGCAAAGAATATGACTATATAGCGATTGGGGGATTTGTTACAAAAGAAATTAGGGAACCTGAATTTGCTAAGGTTAAACAGCTGTTAGACTATGCCAGATATCACAATGTAAAAGTCCATGGCTTGGGGTTCACAAGTATGAAATATATAGATAAATTACCATTCTTTAGCGTTGATAGCACATCGTTTAAAAGTGGTCGGCGTTTCGGACAGGTACATTATTTTGATGGTAAGAAAATTATTTTAAAAAAAAGGCCTGATGGTAAACGAGTTAAGGACTACAAGGCGGTAGATAAAATTAACTTACAGGGTTGGATCCAATTTCAAAAGTATGCAGATATACATCTATAAGGAGGATATATGGATAAAGTTATAGTTTTATCGAGTGGTGGCGTTGATAGCACAACTGCTCTTGCATTGGCTGTAAAAGAATTTGGTAAAGATAATGTTTTGTCTTTGTCTTTTTTTTACGGGCAAAAACACGGAAAAGAATTAAGAGCTGCACAAAAAATCGCAAATTACTATGGGGTAAATCATAAAGTATTTGATATTAAACAATTTATGACCTATTCTAATTGTTCTCTTTTAGCTTGCTCTACAAAAGATGTTGAAGAGGGAAGTTATAACGAACAGTTAAAGAAAAACAATGGTAATATTCTAGAAACTTATGTACCGTTTAGAAATGGCTTGTTATTATCTATTGCAACGACTATTGGAATGAGTTTGTCAGAAAATGAAGGTAAAGCTTGTATTTATTTGGGTAATCATGCTGATGATGCCGCAGGAAATGCTTATGCTGATTGCTCTATGGAGTTTATTAAAGCAATGAATAAAGCAATTAAGATTGCTACTTATGGAAAAGTAGAAATCAAAAGCCCATTTGTAAATTATAATAAATCGCAAATTGTCAAATTAGGGATAGAACTTAAAATACCGTACGAATTGACATGGAGTTGCTATAACGGCGAGGATATACCTTGCGGTAAATGTGGCACTTGCATCGATAGAATTAACGCTTTTAAAAGTAATGATGTTAAAGACCCAGCGATAAAGGAGTAAAAATGTATTACGTATCAAAAAGAATGGAGATTGCAGGATCTCATAAATTGAATTTGGATTATGAAAGCAAATGCCAAAATTTACATGGGCATAATTGGATCGTTACCGTATACCTAAAAGGTGAGTCATTAAATCATAACGGAATGTTGATGGATTTTACTCATATCAAGAAACGAATTCACGATGTACTAGACCACCAACATATAAACGACATTGTGGAAGTAAACCCAACAGCAGAGAATATGTCTAAATGGATTTGCGATACATTAGGTGAAATGTGCTACAAGGTAGAAGTTCAAGAGTCAGAGGGGAATATAGCAACATATGAACGTGATTGAGATATTTAGCTCCATTGAGGGTGAAGGAACAAGACAAGGATATTTGTGTACATTTGTAAGACTATACGGATGTAACCTGCGTTGCTCGTATTGTGATACTCCATATAGCTATGAGGGCGGAGAGTATACAGTTATTGATGTAAAAGAAGTAGCAGAAACAGTACGAGCAATTGGTAACAAGTATGTAACAATCACAGGTGGAGAGCCATTATTGCAAGAATCACAAGTTATTGAGTTAATAAAGCTGTTAGGTGAAGATTATGAGTTTAATATTGAAACCAATGGTAGTGTAATTCCTACATACAGAGCTGAAAACATATTTTATACCGTAGATTATAAATGCCCTACATCTAATGAAGAAACAAAGATGAAAGAAGAGGCGTTTTTAAATCTACACAAGAATGATGTAGTAAAGTTCGTTGTAGGTAGCATTGAGGACTTGCAACGTACATATGAATTTATTAAAACTCACGATATACAAGCTCATATATACCTATCTCCTAGCTACCAAGAAATAACAGCAAGAGAGATTGTAGAGTTTATGAAAGATAACAACATGCAGGATGTACGAGTACAATTACAGATCCATAAGTATATATGGGATGTAAACGAAAGAGGGGTATAAATGGATAAGAACAAAGTAGAGCGGGCGGTAAAAGACTTACTTATTGGCCTAGGTGCTGATATTCATTCAGAGGGACTCAAAGATACTCCAATGAGAGTAGCTAAGATGTATGGCGAAGTGTTAGAGGGAATGAAATATTCAAATGAAGAAATAGCGAAGATGTTTGGTAAATCGTTTGAAGTGGATACAAACGGACTGGTAGCAGTAAAAGGGATCCAGTCTTTTTCTTACTGTGAACATCACTTAGCATTAATGTATGACATGACTATTGATATTGGTTATATTCCTAATGGTAAAGTGTTAGGCTTATCAAAGTTACCAAGAATTGCGGAAATGTGCTGTAAGCGGTTACAGCTACAGGAACGAATTGGCGAAGATATTGCGGAGGTTATTAAATTAGCAACAGGAACAAATGATGTAATTGTTGTGATTAAAGCAAACCACTCATGTATGACTAGCCGAGGCATTAAAGCGAGAGAAAGCAAAACAACAACGATTACAAAATATGGAAAGTTCAATCAAGCTGATACATTTAATGAGTTCATGAGAGGTTGATATGGCAAGAACAGGGAGACCTACAATTAAAATTGATAAAGATAACTTTGAAAAGTTATGCGGATTGCAGTGTACCCTTGTAGAGATTGCTGGTTTCTTCAATTGTAGCGAGGATACTATTCAAAGATGGTGCAAGCGAACTTATAAAATGACTTTTGCGGAGACATATAAAACGTACTCACAACAAGGCAAAATTGCACTACGCCGTTACCAAATGAAGTTAGCGGAGAAAAGTGCCGCCATGGCGATATTCTTAGGTAAACAGCTATTAAGCCAACGAGATTATAGCGAGGTCGAGGTAAAGGCTGACATCAACAACCCGTTTGATGGGGTGACTACCGAGGACATTAAGAAGTTGATAGGCGATGAATAAGGCGAATATATTACATCAAGCACGTTTAGAATTAGCTAGACGTGATTTCTTTTATTTCTGCAACCTTATGGCAGGCGACTTTTACAAAAAAGATAGACAGTACCTTGTGGATCTATGCCACGAGTTACAACAGTTCTATGAAGATAAGCAAGCTAAGGTATTAATCATGAATATGCCTCCCCGTCATGGAAAAAGTCGGAGTGCTCAAATGCTAGTCAAGTGGATACTGGGAACACATCCACACGAAAAGATTATGACAGGAAGTTATAACACCACACTATCGACAACATTTGCGAAGAACGTCAGAAATGACATTCAGATGATTAAGGCGGACAAAGATGTAATCGTATATAGTGATATATTCCCTAATACACGCATTAAACGTGGTGATGGCAGTATGGACATGTGGAGCCTAGAGGGCGGTTATAATAGTTACCTCGCAACATCTCCGAGTGGTACTGCTACAGGGTTCGGTGCTAGTCTGCTGATACTAGATGACATCATAAAGAATGCGGAAGAGGCTTATAACGAGAACGTAAAGGCTAAGCATTGGGATTGGTTCACTAACACCATGCTTTCACGGTTAGAAGAGGGCGGTAAAATCATTATAATCATGACACGATGGGCCAGTGATGACTTAGCAGGGCGAGCGATAGAACACTTTGGGGAACGTGCCAAGGTGATTACGATGAAAGCCTTGCAAGACGATGGCACGATGTTATGCGATGAAGTATTAAGCCATGATTCATATCGTGATAAGGTATCGGCTATGGGTGAAGATATAGCCAGTGCGAACTATCAGCAAATACCAATTGACCTCAAAGGGTGCTTGTATAGTGGGTTTAAAACCTACGATACATTACCACCATTTGAGAGCATTAAAAGCTATACGGATACCGCAGACCAAGGAGCGGATTACCTATGCAGTATTACCTATGGCGTATATAAGAACGAGGCATATATACTTGATGTGATTTATACGAAAGAATCGATGGAGATTACCGAGCCACAAGTGGCAAGGACAATATATGAGTACAATGTGGCGATTGCTGATATAGAAAGTAATAACGGTGGCCGTGGATTTGTTCGGAGTGTAAGGCGAATTTTAGAAGAAGTTTACAACAGCAACCGTACAAAGATAGTCGCTTTCCATCAATCTAAGAACAAGGAAAGCCGTATTCTATCACAGGCAACATGGGTTATGGATCACATCTATATGCCTATGGATTGGCAGGAACGATGGAAAGACTTTGCCAAGGCAATACTACGGTATCAACGAGAGGGCAAGAACGAACATGATGACGCACCAGACGCATTGACAGGGGTTGCTGAGAAAATCAACGCCCCTACATTGCGTAGTGGTCGAGTTAACTTATATTAAGGGGTGAGACAATGGCAGATAGAGTAAACGAGCAAACGGTGAAAGTTGATGAATATACACTACTCAGAGATGCCTATCATGGTAACGGTATATTCAGCTATGGCAAGGGCATACAACAGCATGCAAGGGAAAGCATAGACAATTATATTAAACGTCAATCCTTGGCGTATTATTGGAATTATACAAGGCCAGTGGTGGATGCTACTGTAGATCCGATATTCAAAGATGAAATCAAACGAGAGTACAAGGATAATCCGTTATTCAATTTATTCTTGGAGAACGCAGACCATGCAGGAACACGGTTACAGGAGTATATGAGACGTGTTGCGGTTATGGCTAAACTGTATGGAGTTGTATATATCTTAGTGAATAACACAGAGGATGTGGCTACGACTCTACAGGGGAATATTACGAATGAGAACTATCCATTCGTTACGGAGATATTGCCGAGTGATGTGATGTCGTGGAAGTTGGATGATAACGGAGCAATTCTTGATTTTGTATTCCGCCAAGTTGGAGAGTTTACAGAGGCAGGAAAGCAATACATCTACCATAGATGGGACAGGGAAACATGGTCGACCTATAAGACACTAACTATGAATAGTGATGATGTGATACATCAAGGTGTACATGGATTAGGTGTGGTACCTATCGTACAGTGGTTCGGACGTGCTACACCTTCTAATGTGATTAAACCTCCGAGCGAGTTTATCAGTATTGCACAGACGAATTATTCACTCTATCAATTATGCTCATGGCATACGCAGTTACTAGTAGACCAAGCATTTAGTATTCTGACATTCCCCGATGATGGGAATATGACGGATAATTTGACGATAGGAACGGACAATTTATTGGCATATCCTGCTGAGAGTTCTAAAGCACCTGCTTTTATTTCTCCCGATGCCTCACCTGCTAACATGTTAACTGACCAAATGGACAGACACATTCAAGAGATATATCGAATGAGTGGCATGGATAGTGTAGTGGGGGTTCAGACCGCAAAAAGTGGTGTAGCTAAGCAATGGGACTTTCAACGAATTAATCAACGATTGGCAGACTTTGCCGTACAATGTGAGAGTGCTGAACGAAAGATAGTACAATTATTCGAATTATGGACAGGGGAAACAACGGATTTCACATGTGAGTATCCGAGAGACTTTAGCATTAATGATGTAACGGAATCATTAGGGCAAGCACAATCTGCTATTGATTTGAACCTTGGATCCAATGCGTTTACTGTAGAGGTGGCCAAGAAAGTACTAGAGGCATATATGCCTAATATCGAACCCGATATATACGATACAATCGTGAAAGAGGTTGAGGAAAGTACGGCTCAAGCTAAACAAGATAGCGAGTATAGTAATCTATTGAATCATGCTAGTATGTTGCAAGCATTAGGCGGAGATGATGAGGGCGATGGACAAGACGAGCCAAAAGATAGACACCTTAATTAGTGGGTTTAAAAATGTAGTCGCTTATCTACTGACACAAGGGTTCGATGTGAACAGTGCAATAGACGAGGCATACAAGTTATACCCCGTTATGGATGGCATGAAAGAGTCGATAGCTGATGATATGGTGAAAGCCTTTACAAGCGGTTACATCAATGCAGGTGTGGCGGTAGGGGTCGATACTGGTACTATTCCATATACTAGTGAATCCATATCTACCGCAATGCAAAAGGCGTGGGCGAAAGACAATTTGAACTTATCTACAAGGCTACATACAAGAGGGCAAGTCGTACGTAAGGAAGTAGGCGATATACTCAAGGCTACTATTGGCAAGGGCAACACCAATAAGAAGATAGCTAGCGAATTATTCAACCGAGGTGTGATTGATACGGCTGATTTGCCACAATTCATGGAGCAAGTGGCAAACCTCCCTATAGATACTAGTGCAGAAGAAAAGCGAAAACTGCTAAGAAAAGTACAAAGGCAAGTAAGCAAGCGAACCACCGCAGGACTGAGGGCAGGATATAGTGAAGTCATTAAGGCTGTAGAGAGTGACAATCAAAAAAAGCTAGATAAGGCGATAGAGATTGCCACGGAAGAAAAGACACGATACCATGCCGAGAGGATAGCACGTACAGAGACTGCAAGGGCATATGCTGATGGTCAAGTATCTAGGTACAAGGATGATGATGACATAGTGGCGTTTCAATGGAAACTAGGCACTAGACATCCAGTATTTGATATTTGCGATTTTTACGCAAATGCAGACTTATATGGCATGGGTAAAGGTATTTACCCTAAGGATAAAGCACCAACGTTGCCAGCACATCCGCATTGTATGTGCCGTTTAAAGCCTATCGTTGATGGCATGATTGATAATTCTACACCTAAGGAGAATATCAATGATGGTGGTATGGATCTAATTAAAAGGCTATCAGTGAAAGAACAAGAACGATTGCTAGGTGTATACGGTCGATTGGCAGTACTGGAGGGTAAGGCACGATGGCAAGACCACTTACGAGGGTGGGATGATGAATGGTTTAGAGTGAGAACGCCTAATGTCGATATGTTGAATCAACCTGTTACAAGGGGAGATAGAAAGAAAATAAAGCCAATGAAACATACGATGCATACAGCACCTTATATGGCGGAGAAAACAAAAATCCATGGAGAAATGATTAACCATGTAAATAAATTGCCGGTTGATGATAAATTAAAAAAAGCAATATATGACGAAATACAGACTGGTATTAATGCGGTACAAGGTAAGGATGTAGAGCGAGTTGGAATAATTGATACAAAGACAGGAAAGTTAATATATGAGAAATTAGGGATAGAACATGATGGTAAAGTCCCTATTCATAGCGATTTTTGGGATAGGAAAAATAAAAATTCTACAATAATAATTCACAATCACCCAAATAACACTGGATTTTCAAGAGGTGATATTTATTTATTTTTAAAACGAAATGCTGTAAAAGGTGGCGTTGTATACACAGGATTGGGTGACCTTTATTATGTTGGGGGTTTTAAAGGCAATCGAGATCATCTTGCCAATCTATTTGAGTTTTTGTATAATAAAAACATAAATAGCACACAATTGGAAGCACATGAGGTTGTTGCTTTAGTACTGAAAGAAATGGATAAAAAGAAGGTGTTGAGGTATGTTGAACAAACGAATAAACAATGAAGATAAAATAAAGTACGATTATCTTGATGATTTTAATAATTATCCAGAGAGGTTTTTAACAGAAGAAGAGTGCAGGGAAAGTCAAAAAAGAATTGATGAGACATTTAAACGATTACAAATGGATGAAAAATATCAAGCTGAAATAGAAGAGGCGTTTAAAAAATTTGGATATTAACCACTTACTTAGGTAGGTGGTTTTTTCATGCACAAATTAAGGAGGTACAATGAAAACGTTGTTACTTGCACAAATACTGTTCATATGTTTACAAAATGGTGGATATACAGAAATGCCATATTACATATTGTTTGCACCGCTCTATATAGGCTTAGCAATTGGAGTCTTTGCATTGATATGCGTGGTGTGTGGTGTGGCGTATAAAATAATGAATGAGGTCAAAAAATGATGGGATACATTGCATTTATGCTATATGCCACATGGGGCATTGCATTCATCGTGTTGTTGATGTTGCTATATGCTTGTGTGGTCGAATGGAAAGAAACACGGGCAGACGTCAAACAACGTCAAGAAGAATGTCGATATACACATGAAGCAATAATTAATAAATTAAAAGAATATAATCGGTAATTAGCACTCTAGGTACTAGCCTATGGGTGCTTTTATATTGCCGTTTTGGTATTGTTAGGCGAAAAACAACAAGACAGTATACGTGAGGTGTGGCTCACGAAAAACAAGCGAAACGTGAATTAGAAAGGAGTCAAGACATGACAAAAGAAGAATTAAAAGCACTAGGATTAACGGACGAACAAGCGGATGCAGTGGTTGCAGATTATGGCAAGAATTACGTAAGTAAACCACAATTCAATGCTCAATTGCAATCGTTGAAAGACGAAAAGAAGAAAGTCGAAGAATTAACGGAAATGCAGAACGATTTAAAGACTAAGTTAGAGGGCTTTACATCTGCTGGTGCGAATAGTGGTGCTGATATTGCCAAATTGCAAAATGATTTGAAGAAATTACAGCAACAGTATGAGGACGCAGAGAAAGCAAGACAAGAAGAACAGGATAAACGGGTGCAGTCCGAGATTATGACGCAAGTTGTCGATGCATTGAGTAAACATAACGCAGTAGAACCGAACACCTTAGCACAATTAATCATTCCAAAAGTTACCGTAGGCGAGGACGGGGCATATTCTTATACAGATGATAAGGGCAATGCACATTCTATCGCTGATGGTGCAAAAGCATGGCTTGATGGCAATGCGTGGGCTGTAAAAAGTACGCAAAAAGCAGGTAGTGGTCATAACCGAGGAAATAATGACAGTGGCCAACCTATGGGATTAAGAGCGTCAATTGCGAATGCGATTGGGGTTCAAGAGTAATTTAATTAAAGGAGAACAAACATGGCAGTTACATTAGCTGAGGCAAAAAAGAATGTGCAAGAAGATTTGCAGATTGGGATTATTGATGAGTTCCGAAAATCCAATTTTTTATGGGATACTTTGACATTTGATGATGTGGTATCTCCTACAGGTGGTGGAGCAACGTTGACATATGCGTATACACGTTTATTGACTCAACCAACGGCATCCTTCCGTGAAATCAATCATGAGTACGAGCCACAAGAAGTGACACGCCAACGTTACACTGCTGATTTAGCGGTATTTGGCGGAGCATTTGAAATCGACCGTATCATTGCTAAAATGGGCGGTATTGTTGATGAAGTGCAGTTACAAATTCAACAAAAGATTAAGGCAGCATCCGCATTATTTAATGACACAGTAATTAATGGCGATTCTGCATTAGGTACACATGCGTTTGATGGGTTAGAGAAAGCATTGAAAGGATCTTCTACAGAAATCAATGCTACAGGGCAAGCAATTGATTTATCTACATCTGACAAAGTAACAGAGAATGCTGTTAAATTCTTAGACCAATTAGACGAATTCTTATCTGCGTTAGATGGTCGCCCAGGTGCATTGATGGGTAATTCTAAATTAATCAACAAAATTAAAGCAGTAGCACGCCGTACATCTATGTATACGCAAACTGCAGATGCATTTGGTCGCCAAGTATCTACGTATGATGGCATTCCATTGATTGACTTAGGAGCAAAAGCAGGCACTAATGATGATGTCATTTCTACTAAAGCAGGCGATGGCACTACATCCTTATATGCAGTACGTTTTGGCTTAGATGGATTCCATGCTATTTCTATGGCGGGTCAAGCACCAGTACGCTCATGGTTGCCAGACTTCAATACAGCTGGAGCTGTGAAACGTGGCGAGGTTGAGATGACGGCAGGTGTTGTATTAAAAGCAACAAAGGCCGCAGGCGTATTACGCAATATTAAAGTTAAATAGGAGGTAACTCATGGCAAAAGTATATGCACCATTAGAAGATTACAACGGTATTTCTGCGTCTGTAGAGTTCATTAATGGCGTAGGTGAGACAGACAATGAAAACTTGCTAGAGTGGTTCGAGGAAAAAGGCTACACAGTAGAACGTGAAGATAAGCCGAAACGTGCTAAGAAAGAAAATGAAGAAGTAGCCGAAGAAGTAGCCGAAGAAGTAGCCGAAGAAGTAGCCGAAGAAGTAGCTGAGGGCAATGAGTAGCGGTAACGCAATATTTCAGAAACGATTACGTCAAGCAATAAAGGCTAGTACAATCGAGGTGCAAGATGAGGCACAGACCAATCATAGGTTTATCAGTCGTACAGGGCAATTAGAGCGTTCTATTGACGTAAAGTTCAATGAAAATAGCGGTATCGTTTACATTGATTCACAATCAGCACCGCATGGGCCATTTGTCCATGATGGAACAGCTCCGCATAGTATATTCCCTAAGAATAAAAAAGCATTGAGATGGGCACCACAAGGAGGCGGTGCCTTTCAATTTGCAAGGGTAGTACATCATCCCGGCACTAAATCTGATCCATTCTTATTTAATGCGTTGAAAAATAAAAAGGATGATATACGTAATATCTTTGCGAAGTACACGAAAACGGCATTGAAAGAGGTGATTAGCAGTGAACTCAGGGACGAGCACAATTACACCATTAACTTTAGATAAAGACATATACGAAAGCATACGACTAGGCGATGAGTTAGTAGGGCGTGAAGTCTCAGAGGACATTATGACGAAAGCCTATGAATGGTTATTTTATTTTGCAAGCAAATTAGGAGTAGAGCGACAGGACATCGCCTACTCCTTTATTGTGCGTGAATTACTAACCATGTATGCATATCGTGAGGTATGTATCAAAAAGGGTTACGGTGCAATTGGCACACCGTATCGAGGACAAAATGGGGATGACCATTACACGAACAAATCCAAAACATATGACGCACGCATTAAACAGTTAGAGGCAAAACTCACTGCCGAAGATTTAACAGGCGACAATATAAGCGGAAAACGGTCGAATTACCGCACGATTCGCATATTTAGGGGGTAATATGTGGTACGAAACATTGACAGCCCTTAAAGGGGCAATAAACGAGGTTAATTCAAATGTTGAAGTAAGCCTTGGAGCAATTCCACCACGACACTTAGATGTGGGAATTGGTGGCCACGTTATCCTTATGCGTGGTGATGAGGCTTTGGGGAATGCTAAGGATACAAAAACTCTTGATGTGACGGTATACCTTGAGGTATGGGTTCGTGAAGATAGTCCGAAGTTAGAAGATGGGTACATTAGTTTATCGGAGTTAGAAACAACGGTAGACAAGGCACTTACTCATTTACGAGAGAGAGTAACAAAACTAGATAAACACTATTGTGTGTTGGATGAGAAATATCAACTGATGGATCTAGTCGTTGAAAGAAGAATTGGCGATGCTGACAGTATACGACCGTTGGTAGGCAGTCAATATACGATACGGTGCAAGCTGTATTCGTTAATTGATGATTTAGATATTTGGTAATTAAGTAAAGGAGAACAACATGGCTGATGAAACAGTAACAGCAGTAACACCAAAGAAAAAAGCATTAGCACCTACTAAGGCACAAGTCATGCCTACGGTAGGTAAGAATTATTTTATTTATGTAAACACAGGCACGAATGAAACTACAGGGGCAGAATGGTTGCTAGTCGGTGGCCAACGTGGTGGTACATTATCACGTAAAGCAGATTCTATTGACGCATCTCACAAAGGTAGTGGCGGTTGGAAATCCACGTTGCAAGGTTTAAAAGAATGGTCAATTGATTTGGATACATTAGTTATGCCAAACGATGAGGGCTTGCAAGTAATCAATCAAGCATTCCTTGATGACCAACAAATCAATTTAAAATTTGAGTACCCTGATAAGTCCTACGTGACTGGATGGGCATCTATTACAGAATTATCCTTAGAGGCTCCGCATGACGATGTGGCGACTTATAAAGGCTCATTGAATGGTGTAGGGCCATTATCTGATTTAAAACAAGCATAGGAGAGAATGAATGAAAGTATTATCTTGTAACTATTTTGGCAACAACGAAACAATCTATTTTAATGTAAAACGTTTAGCAATGTTAGAAACAGAGATTCATAAGCCTATCATGAGTATGATGTCAACAGGAAATCTATCATTATTCGACATGATTCAGGTATACACCATTGGGATGCAACACATCGACAATGGTAGACGTACGCAAGACTTTTACGAAGAAAAGATTCAAGAGTTGATTGATTCAGAAGAATATGAGTTAACCGACTTTATTCAAACGGCTGTAAAAGTATTGCTTGCGAGTGGCGTATTTGGCAAAAAAGCCTACTACAGTGCATTCCCTAATGAGGTTACACCCACGGTAGAAAAGAAAATCGCTGAGGAAGAGGCAGAAGCCGAATCAAAAAACTAGATAGGGGAGATAACACTCCCCTATCTATATTTGAATGGATAGAACGAGTTAAGCCAATTTGTTACGGATATTTACGAATGAGTCCGAGGGAACTAGATGAACTAGTTCCCTTTGATTTTATAGATTTGGTAGAGGCACACAAGATGGCGACTAAGACGCAGGACGTAAAAGACGCCTATTATGCGTGCATGATTACTAATGTACAAATTGCAAAAGGCAAACACATCAAGGTTCAAGATGTGGTGGAAACGTTCCATCCAGTAACACGAATAGACAGGAAACGAGAAGAACAGCGATTCATTGAAGAATGGACAACCGCAGGAGGTGAGATTTAATGCGTGAAGAAATAAAGGTCATAATTGGTGGTAATAGCGAGGGAGCACAACAAGCGATTGCAGAGGTTGGCAATAAGGCAGAAAGTGTACTAGGAAAACGCATGGGGTCGATAGTCTCAAAAGCCTTTAGTGCGTTACCAATGGCGGGCATGGTCGCAGGTGTTGCATTGGTTGGCCAAGAGGTGCTAGATCTAGGTGCAAAGGCCACTGCTGTTAGTGACAAGTTCGCATCCATCAAGGCACGTATTGATTTAATCAATGATGGCTCACAGTCTACGGCTAGCATTATGGATAAGGTATACCAAGCCTCCGAACGGTCGAGGGGTTCATATACTGACATGTTGGACAGTGTGGCCAAGCTGAATATGTTGGCGAAAGATAGTTTTTCATCCAATGATGAGGCGATACGATTCGTTGAACAGTTGAATATGCAGTTCAAATTGTCGGGTGCTAGTGTAGGCGAAGTATCATCTGCTATGACACAGTTAACGCAAGCGATGGCAGCAGGTCGATTACAAGGTGATGAGTTCAATTCCATCATGGAGAATGCTCCGATGTTGGCTCAAGCTATCTCACAAGAAATGGGCGTCCCTATTGGTCAGTTGAAACAGTTAGGGTCAGAGGGTGCAATTACTGCTGAGGTTATCAAGAATGCATTATTCAATAGTGCAGATGAAACGCAAGCCAAGTTTAATGAAATGCCAATGACATTCCAAGAAGTAGGACAACAATTATCCAATGCGATGTTTCAAGCTTTCCAACCAGTTATGGAAGAATTATCATCAATGACTGCTAGCGAAGATTTCAAAACGGCGATAGATGGCATAGGGATTGCGATACAAGGAATGGCAGTTGTTGCTAGTGGAGCGATTGCTTTATTGAAAGTTGCTTTTAATGGGGTCAAGATAGCAATTAGTGGGCTTGCCTCAGTAATAACAACATCAGCCAAAATTTGGGGAGGCATATTTACAGCACCATCGATTGCTATTAGAACTTATGGGGTATTGGTAGTAGGATTGATGGGGTATTTCGTCGGCGTACGAATTGCGTCAATGGCATTTGCTTCTAGTTTGACGGTGCAGAAAGTCGCAACGATGGCAGTTACTGCTGTTACTAGGGCATATCAAGGAGCCGTTGCATTGTGTAATACAGTCATGACAGCTTTTAGAGCAAGAGTAATTGCTGGAGCAATTGCAACAGGTACAGCATCTACAGCTATGGCATTTGCACGTGGTGTGATGATGGCGTTGCGTGGTAGTATCAGCTTAACAACAATTGCTCAAAAGGCTTTCAATATGGTATTAAAGGCAAATCCAATAGGTATTGTAGTTGCATTGTTGAGTGCTTTAGCGGCCGCTTTTATAGGTCCAAAGATTGCCACCGAAGGATTAGGGGCAACAATGAGTTCTATTTGGAATAGCATTGTGCATACTGTAACATGGGCGATTAATCAGATTATACGATTCATCAATATGCTAACAAGTGCATTGAATAGTGTTGGCGGAGTCATTAGCAAAGTACTCAATGTAGACATTGGTAAAATTGGAGAGATTAGCGAAATATCCGCAGACGATGCCGAGGGATTTGCTAACAAGACTCAAGAAGTATTCGGAGGTATGGCAAGTGCATTCACTGGAGGTGGTGACACTACTACTGCAGAAACCGCAACAGAGAGCGGTGGAGGCGGTAGCGGAGGACACGCAGGCGGTGGAGGCGGTTCTGATAATTCATTACAACAAGCCATCGAGGAGGCTAAACGAGCCCACGAACAAATGACGGATTCATACCGCCAAATGTTCGGCACTAAAGTTGATGAAGTCGAGGCATGGCGAAAGAAAGAACTTGAAGAATTGGACAAATCGAAAGAGCAAAATGCGAATTATAACGAAGATTTGCAAATGCTCAATGAGATGTATGCCAATAAGCGAGAGCAAGCATTGCATGAAGAGGCTAAACGAGTTCGAGAAATCAAAAATAGTATTCGTGATATGGATGTGGCTTTCAATATTAAAATTGCTACTACTGATTCCACTGGATCCGTATCACCATTTGAGAAATTAAACCAACAACACGCTGAGGCAATGCGAGAGATTACAGACCGCTACCAAAAGATGAGTGACGAGTTCGCAGAAATGAACGATAGGGACAAGAAAACGTATCTTGATTCGTTGAAAGAACGAAATGTAGCTTTTGAATTATCTGAAGATGGCAAAATTACATATTCTGAACGAGTTCGCCAAGAGGAATTGGCTCAATTAGAGTTATTCAACAAGAAACGTGAAGAATTGTTGCGTACTGGTGCTGAAACAGAATATGCGATTCAAGAGGCTTTGCGTACTCAAAACTTTGAGGCATTACAAACAGCACTCACTGATGATTATGTGGCACATCAAAACGCATATGAGATGAAGAAAGAACTAATGAACCAATATGTAGAGGCGGTGAAAGAATCGTATTTCTCCCTTGATGAATTGGTGAATAATTCGCTCATGGCAGGTGTTGGCACATTGAAAGATAGCATAGGCGGATTATTGCAAGGCACAATGACATTAACGCAAGCGTTGCAAAATTTAGGCAAGGCAATGATTAAATCCGTAATGGATTATGTAACACAATGGGCATCTGCTCAATTAAAACAAATGATTCTAGGGAAGTCATTGCAAGCACAACAAGCAACGGCAAGTATTGCGTCTGCTCAATCTCAAATACCAATATGGTCAAAGTTAGCACAACAAATGTCGATGGCTACGTTTGGTGCTAGTGCTACGGCAGGCATGACAGCTTATACAACGGCATCCGCAGGAATGGCGGGCATGAGTTCATTCGGTGGTGGCAGTATCTTTAGTGGTCGCTTGGATTTTAGCGGCGGACAGATTCAACCAAAAATGAAGATGGCGACAGGTGGGCTTGCTTATGGTCGAACTTTTGCGGAAATTGGCGAGGGGCAGTATCCCGAGGCCGTATTGCCATTATCTGATACTGTATTCAGTCGATTAGGCGAGGGCATTCGTGAAAACGGCGGAGGTAGCAATATCACATTGAATGTAAGTGCTATTGATGCTCACTCATTCGGTAGTTGGTTAGAACATACAGGTGGTAAAGTGTTAAGACAATTCACGGCTAATACTGAACGTGAATTTGGTACAGAAGTTGGGGTATGGTGATGGAGAAATTGAAGATATTCCCTCAAATTATGTCGTTGGCGTGGAAATCGACAAAAGGGCAAAAGTGGAATACAGTACTCAAAACATCAGGCAGTGGCAAGGGACGGTCAATGACTACATGGCAATTACCACAATGGATAATCACGACATCCTTTGCTCACTTGACGGAAGAGCAGTATAAGCAAGTCATGGGATTCTTTGCGACTGTTAAGGGTGGACACGAGCCATTTCTTTGGTTAGATCCCGAAGATAACAAAGAAAAAGGCGTTAAGTTAGGAACTGGAGCAACTAGAGAATGGCAAGCTATACGAATATGGGGCGATTATATTGAACCTATCTACCACATCAAAGACGTCAAGCTGTATGTGAATGGCGTAGAACACTCATGCGAGGTAGATAATGGCTTAATTCGACTACATGCAGGCGATGAAATACCGCAAGATGCAACGATAACGGCTGATTATTCTTATTATTGGAAAGTACGACTTTCAGGGGATACATTCACTGCTGAATTAGTCTACAAGAACATTATGAAATCTAAGGAAATGAAATTGGTGACGGTACGATGAAAGAAGTTAGTAATGTTTTAGAGACACATTTGAATACAGAAAAGCATTTCATGTCATGTGATTTGTACGATATTCGCTTAAAGAGTGGAGTATCGTATTACTACGCAGACACTGACAAAGATGTTTCCTACGGTGGCAAAGTGTACCGAGTGGATGGGCCAATTATCACAAGAACTCAAATCAAAACTAGTTCCAAAGTTAGTGTAGACAAATTGACGTTAACCATCCACTCTGCACCAAATGACACCATAGGCGGAGTACCAATCATGACAGTAGCCCACAATGGTGGCTTTGATGGTGCTACAGTTCGCCTTATTCGTGTATTCTTTGGCGATGGTGGCGCGGTTATTGGTGGCTTGAATCTATTTCAAGGACAAGCCGAAGTAAAGAGTGGCGGAGGGTTAACTCTACAATTAGAGGTTAAATCTGTAGTACAAAAGCTCAATACAGAGTGGCCAAACCGTAGATATTACCCTCAATGTCCGTACACCTTATATGATGGCGAATGTGGTGTGAATATTAAGAATTACCACAAGCGAGCCGTAGTAACGCAAGTACCAGACCATAACACGGTAGTATTGAATATTACCCACGATAATGGGTATTACACAGCAGGTGGTATTGAATGGGTAAGCGGTGCATTGGTAGGGCAAACAACGCAGGTAATGAAAGATGATGGATCGAGAATTTATTTTATAACTCCATCAGAGGCTCAACCGTCAGTAGGTGATGAGGCATACATCTATCCAGGTTGCGATAAAACACCTGCCACTTGCAAGAATAAGTTCAATAATTTCAGTAGAAATAGGGCAACGCCTTATGTGCCATTAAAGGAGACAGTACGATGACAAATGGTGAGTTAATAGCAAATGAGGCTATGACGTGGTTATGTACTCCACATGTAGACAATTGTATGGCCAAGAAATACGGAGTCGATTGTGCTCATTTGATGTTAGGCGTATTAATTGGTGCGAACCTAATAGGCGATGACGATATGCACATTGAACACTATTCCAATGAATGGCATTTGCACCGTTCGGAAGATAAGTTCTTGAAGTACATGGATCGAATAGGCTATGAGGTGGATGTTGACGATTTACAAGTAGGCGATTTCATTCTATTTCAATATGGCCGTTGCATTAGTCATGGTGCTATCTATATAGGCGATAACATGGTAGTGCATGCATATGTGGATATGGGTGTGATTATTTCCAATTTAGATGATGTTATATTCTACGATAGCAAGGGCAATAGCCGTATACGCAAGGTTTACAGATATAAGGAGCGTGAATAATGGGCGGTTTATTTGGTCGTGGTGGTGGAATTACTACAAGAACAGACAGAATTTCAGACTTTCAAATTAATAGTGCAAGTTATGGTGAGGTCGTTCCAGTGGTATTAGGTACTACACGATTAAGTGGCAACATCATTCAGTGGGAAGATTTCACCGCACATGAACATCGAACATCACAACGTGTGGGTAAGGGTGGCAAGAAGAAAGCGACTAGTATTTCATATACCTATACAGTGGCGGTAGCTATTGGCTTATGCGAGGGTCCGATAAAACGAATAGGCAAGGTATGGCTCGATAAAGAAACATATCAATACCCTAACGATAAGATAGGTTTAACGGCTTATTTGGGCGAAGTAGGTCAAGCACCGTGGCCGTATGTAGTGAGTAAACATCCCGATAAAGCATTGCCGTATAGTGGATTATGTTATATGGCAGGTGTTGTTGATATGGGTGAACGTGCTAGCTTGCCTACATTCAACTTTGAAATCCAAGGGCAGTTGTTAGAAACTGGTGATGGCATTGATGTCAATCCTGCTGATTATATCGTTCATGTGCTTAAATCTGTAGGGATTGAAGAAACGGCGATAGATGGCATTGAGAATTTCAGAGAGTACTGCAAGCAAGCAGATATTCTGATTAGTTCGCCACCCGAAACCAATACGCAGAAAGCACAGCAAATCGTATCAGATATTGCTGATATCTGTAATTGCTATCTGTTTTGGTCGAATGATAGGCTTAAAATCGTACCATTGGCAGACAAGCCAATTAAAACATGGGAGCCACGGTCACAAATTCAATATGATCTGACAGAAGATGATTTCCTAAGTGGTAGCGATGGGCGACTAGTTGAGTATAAACGCAAATCGAACAGTGAAAGTTATAACACGGCTACTGTTGAGTTCATTAATCGTGCTAATTCGTATGAGAAAGAGGCTGTTACATTCGAGGTATTGGCAGACGTACAACGAAACGGCATGAAACCTGCTCCGAGTTATTCCGCTCACTATATCTATACGAAAGCAAGGGCAATGTATTTAGCAGAGCAATTAGCCATGAAACGACTATATGAACGCAATCAATATTCGTTCAAATTGGATTGGGCGTTTTGTAGGTTGGAACCAGGCGACTTAGTGACATTGACGGAAAGTACATGTGGATTGCATAAGCAAATCGTGGTGATTACTGATGTTCAAGAAGCACAAGACGGCGAATTACAAATTACGGCGATTGGTAAGCCACCTGGCATGTATGCACCGACTAAGTATGATGTGCATGAGAATGAACGACCGTTTGTCGATTATAACAAGCCTGCTCAGTCAATATTGGATGCTACATTCATTCAACCGCCTGCTGATGTGGTAGGGCAAGGGCAAGAATTATGGGTTGGAGTATCCACGCCACAGGAGTGGGGAGGGTGCGAAGTATGGATGAGTGATGATCCGACAGCTAACTTCCAATCTATGGGCATGTTGAATACTACTGCACGAATAGGTAAGCTAGTAAGTCCATTATCTGCTGATGGAAATTCGTGTATTATCCGTATGGTCAATGGCACATTGAAGAGTGGTACACATATTGACGCAGAACGAGGGAATACCGTTTGTTATATTAATGGCGAGTGCTTATCGTACGAAACGGCAACACTTAATGCAGATGGTACTGTAACGTTGAATAACCTTGTTAGAGGGCAATTCAATACGCCTATAGGTAGTCATAGTGCAGGGGATAAGTTAAGCCGTCTTGACGAGGCTTTTATGCGTATTCCATACCGCAAGCAAGATGTAGGCAAGAAAATTTATGCGAAGTTTACATCGCTTAATAATCTAGGTGGCCAACAAGAGGATATTTCACGAGTTAAGCAATACGAGTACACCATACAAGAGTATTTCATTCCAGAGGTAAGCGAGTTTACTTTATCCAATAAATACCGACAATTAGGTGGTAAAGCGATTGCTTACGACTTGGTGGCCAAGTTTATTCCTCCTAACCTTAAAACACTATCCACGGTAGTGGCATGGTATCGTGAACAAGGTACAAGAGAATGGATCTATGGCGGAGATGGCAACGGTCAAATTGTCATTAGCCAATGTGAAGTAGGTAAAACGTATGATGTGAAATTGCAAGTCAAAGATATCAATGGGAATTACTCCAATGGTATTGTGAAGTCGTTACAGATTGCATTGAAGAGTGATAAACCGAATACGCCCGATGGGTTCACTATTCGATTTGCTGAACAAGCGATTTATAATTGGCGAGAGGTCACGAATGCAGATGTAGACTTTTATGAAGTACGATTGAACACCGCAACAGGTAATGATGATGGATTATTGGCAAAAAGTAGCAATACTACTGCTTCTAGCTTGTTACAGAATAGACAAAGTACGGTATATTTGTATGCTCATAATCCAGTGAAAGGGTATTCAGCACCCGCTATGTTGGAATACAATGTACCTAAACCAATAACACCTACAGATGTAACGGTTAAAACAACCATGAATGGGTTAGTCGTTACATATTCTCCTATTCCTAGTGGGGCACATCATGCCAATATTTATGTGAATGAACAACGATACCAATCCACAGCGAATACTATCTTTATACCGATAGAGGCAGGCGTTCATAAGGTCAAAGTCGCTTATGTAGATATATTCGGCGAGGGTGATACAAGTGACGAGCAATTAGCCACAGTCAAGGCGGAAATACCACCCGAATTGATGAAAGCACAGAATGACGCAATAGCTAATATCGATGCAAGGACGAAAGAATTAGATAAGGCAGTACAAGCCATTGATAACAAGGTAGTTCAGACAGTGACAAATGAAGTAACTGGAATGAGTAGCCGTATTACCGCCTTAGATAACTTAATCAATCAGAAAGTACAAGATGTGAATAACAACGTTAATTCACAAATAACGCAATTAACCAATAGTATTGACTTGAAAGTTCAAAATGGTATTAATTCTATCAGTGGCGATACACTTGTTAGTCGTATCAATTTATCGTCAGAGGGTACACGAATTGACGGCAAATTACTCCATGTAACAGGTCGAGCATTATTTGATGATAATATCATAACAAGTAAGATGTTACAGGCTAGTGCTGTTACGGCAGATAAAATCAAGGTAGATTCATTGAGTTCTATCACTGCCAATGTAGGCACGCTGACAGGTGGCACGATTACAGGTAGTACAATCATTGGTACTACTATTCAGAATGCTAGTGGCACGTTTAGTGTATCAAGCGAAGGAGTTATTAAAGGAGCAACGATAGACGCTCAATCGTTTAGAAAATCGGGATTTGAGATTACGGCTTTAAAGGTCGAAAATTATACGTTGAGGCATGGTACTCCTTTGCCTGTGCCAGAAGGATTTAATTTTGAAGATTGTAGATACATTATTTTGAATATTCAACGTTGGGTTGAAGTAAGATACACGAAATATGCAAAAGATGGGTGGGATTTTGCTGAAAGAAATGTCAAAATCAATCCCGATGATAAAGATATTCTTATGACAGGAGCACAGCATGGAATCAAGAGAATCGGGTGGGCAAAACATAGGGGCCACGATACAGACATTACGACTATTCGATGCGGTATAAGTAAAGATAAAATTGTATTTGCTACTGAAACTTACGATGATTTAGCTGGACCATGGCCTGATGGTAGTGGTTTTAAACATTATATACTTAGAGAGGGATTCTTAAATATTATGTGCATTGCTGCGAGGGTGTAAACTATGCACTATCTATTCAACAGTAACGGTGAGTGTGTTATCACCGCCCAATCACCAATCGAACCAATCGATGGATACACTCATGTTGAAAACAACGAGGTGTACAATCCATGGGAAATACGACTGATTGATGGCGTGATAACCAAACAAGAGCCACCAAAGGAAGAACCAAAGGAAGAACCACCACATGAAGAGCCAACGGAAGATAATCCAAAGCTGACACCGTCAGTAGAAGAACTATCGGACAGTGTGGCAGGGTTATATGAATTATTAGCTAACGTTATTCCTCCGACTGAGGAAGAAAGCGAGGGCAAACATGAGTAATGCAAAAGCAGTTTATGATTATGTGAAAGGAAAATGGACAATGAAAGTACAAGAATTTATGATTCCAATTTATGGTTATTTAGTATCTGCAGGGAAATATGCATTAACAAAAAAAGACCGCAAAGAGGGTCAGAAAGTAATTCCAGTAGCTTATGTAGAGGCAGTAGCTGAATGGATTGCTAAACGAGTAGAAGAAGAACAATAACAATTGATGATAGAGGTCGGCACAAGTAGTCGACCTTTTATTGTACAAAGAAAGAGGTAATCAATGTACAGCGGATTAGTACGAGCAAATATTGAACTCTATACAGGCATTGATAACGTGATTGAGTTGACACTAGACGATGGTACAAGTGCGGTTAAATTTGATGGAGGCACATTCACGGCAGTATTTAAGCGACATGTTGATGATAGAACGCCAGTATTGACGGCTAGCATGACGGCTACTGGTAATACAGCAGTGTTGACGTTAACCGCAGAGCAAATGAAAGCAGTAGGTCGCATACCATCACATGGTGCAGTACTGTATTACGACATTGTGCAAGAGGTCGATGGAAAAACCAATGGCATTGCTTTTGGTAGGGCGTACGTAAGGGGTGGCATTCGATGAATAAGGTGACGATACGATACAACAAGCCCTATAGGGTCGTTGTCAATCCACGTGATGATGAGGTGGAATTGATTAACGAGGAAGATGGTGGAACTGGATCCGAATCCAATCCCACATTAGAAGATAGAGATTTTTTGACATTATACATTTTAGAGCGAGGTAATTAATATGAAATTGGTAGAACGAATTACAGCAGTTGTTAAAGAAATCGGTAAAGATATTAAGGCATTAAAAGGGCGTGTATCAACATTAGAAACAAACGGCACAGGCGGTACTGTTGATGAATCTGTAATCACAAACAAGGTAAGTGAAGAAATTGCCAAAGTAGTGGGCGGTGCTCCTGCTACGTTTGATACGTTGAAAGAGATTTCGGACTACATCGAAACAGATAAAACTGGGGCTAGTGCTATGGCTGAAAGTATCAATAATCGATTGCGTTTTGATGAACAACAGACGTTGACAGAAAACCAACAAGCCAACGCATTAGGTGCATTAGGCTTGACGGATACGGACTTTGTATCAGTGTACAATACAGCAGTAAACGGTTAA